ACCTTGAAGCACATCCCGCGGATGATTTGCTTGTCCTTGTCCGGGCTCGATGGGCGCGGGGTGAAGCCCTGTTGCGGTGGGTTCTTGGACACCTTGAGCTTCTTCCCCCAACGCTCATTGTTGGACCTGACCTCATACCACACCTCGTCCCCGACCTTGTACGGGGGTGGGTTGGTCTTGCTGTTGACTTCCCCGACGGTGCCGTCGTTCATGCTCACCTCGTACTGGTAGAGGAGGCCGTGCGGGCCGTCCCATGTGCCCTTCCCCTGGATGGACTCAATTTGCGCTCTCTGCATGGCTCAGGTTTTTAAGGTTAATCTTCAGGCGGTCGCAGACCTTCACGAACTCCGTGACGTAGAACTTGCCCGGATCCTTCAGCTTGCGGTTGATGGTGGCCGGGTCTACCCCTACGGCTTGGGCCAGCTCCTTCTGGGTGACCTTTTGGATTGCCATCTCTGAAACGATGGCGCGGTTCGCAAGTCGGAACCAATCGTTGTACTCCATGTGAATGTGATTTGTTGCCCCAAAGATACGCCCCCGGTTTGCACATTCGCAAATCTTGTGTAGATTTGTCCCAAACAAACACACCATGAAGTCACAACTCGACCTCCTCGAAGAAGTCAACCACAACCTCGGACGCGCCGAAGCCCTCCGGGATGCCATCGTCATCGTCAAGTCGTACGCCGAGCACGTCACCGAACAGGCGGACGAACGCGAGCGCAGCATCCGTGAGCACCTCAAGGCGTTCCCCGAAGGGACCGGGACCTACTACTCGATGGACGATCCCAAGCTCAAGGAATACCGGGAGACGGTCAAGGTCCTCAACGAAATCATCTCCAAACTCGTGAAAGCATGAAGGAGTTCTACGACATGATTAGCTCGCAATACGGCGGGGTCTCGGAGTGTTGCAAAGCCCTGGGCATCACCCGCGACCAATTCGACCGACAGCTTCGGTCCGGCTCCAAGGTGTTCCTCAACGCCATCGCGGACAACTCCCGCCTCTCCCGTCAGGAGGTGGCGTGGGAGTACAAATACGCCAAGGGATGAACCTCATGAAGGAACTCAAGAAACTCCCGATGGACTCGCTCGAGAAGGCATTGGCCAAGATGACCAACGCTGAACTCTTGGGGCTGGCCAAGCCCATCGCGTCCACGCCCCACTCCCTGCGGGGGGACAAGACCTCTCAGATGTACCTCATGATTTGCGACGAGCTCGAGCACCGGAGCCCCGCCCTCTACGTCGCTGTCATGAAGGACCTCGACAAGCGGGAGGCGCGTGCCGCAAGAATGGACACCTTCATTGCACCATTCAAGAAATAGCGTATCTTGGAGCGGTATTGTTTCATGATGGGTTACCCCCAGCATTGGTTTTAGAAGAGAGGCCCCCGAAACGTCGGGGGTCTTTTCATTACAGGGGGATGGCCCGCGCCCGGATTTTCTTGGTCTTGAGCTCCAAGTCCAAGACGTAGCATCCCAAAGGCTTCGGCGGTGCGCCCCGCATGATGTGCCAGCCCTTCGTCCCGTCGGCGTATTCCTCCTTATAGGTTGGAGTCCGAACGTGGAGGACTTCCTTCAACTCTTGGGTGTTCTTGGAATTGAGGTGCTCGACGACGTGGATGTTCGTCATCGATTCGTGGACGTGGCCTTGCCAAATACAGTCCGCGTTGGAGATGGACGCGCTCATCCGTTGGAACTGGATGGCTCCCTTCGTCACAGGTCCGCCCCCGCCGGATCCGTGGAAGTATTTCATCTTATAGGCCATGCCGTTTCCGCTGCCCCCAGCGTGACGGAAGGACCACACAACCCACCCCCCGTATCCTCCGAGGACGATGTCTGCCCCGCGTGCGTTGAGGCCCTCCACAAACCGACCGAGGATGTCGGTCTCGCAATTCTTGAGGATGGAGGTTTCGTGGTTGCCATACCCCACGACCCGGATGAGGTGGGCGTAGGGCGTGAAGTATTCGATGGCGGTGTTCACCAAGGCGTCCAAGTAGAGCGTGGTGTTGTGCTCGTCCCGGATGTCGTCCTTGAGCCTGCGCCCATCGTACCGCCCCTGCATGGCGCAGAACAAGTCCCCGTTGATGAAGATGTCGAGGCCCTCGTTCAGGGCGTAGTCGAGGTCCCTTTTCAGTCTGTCCCGGTCGCACTTGGGGTTGTCCCAATGGAGGTCAGACATGAGGAGACAGCGGTAGTGGTCCCCCGATTCGTATTCGAGGTGGTAGACTTGGACTGGGGTCATTTTTCGAACATGGACGCGGTGATGGGTACCACCGAAATCGCAGCCAGGGCCACCGCCTCCCAGCTAATTCCGTGTACGAATATGCTCTCCGAAGCGGTCAACGCAAGGACGCCCCCGATGGTGCGCCGTGCGCTCCACCTCCGGAGGTTACCCTTGGTCTTGAAGGCTTCGGTGATGTCCAGCCCCTTCAAGAGCTGGAGGACCTTCACTTCTTGACGCGATCAGGGACGAGGGCGTTCACAATCTTGTCGAGGATGGCGAACACCTCCCGCGGCTTCTCGGAAGGGATGAGGTTGCCGACGACCTTGAGGAAGGTCATGAGGGCGAGGATGAGCTCCCAGGCGTGTTCAACGTACCAGGCGCTCTCCGTGACTTGGGTCAAAATGGATGCAATCATCACCCCTCAATATAACCACATCACGTTTTCGGACTTCTCCGGGTCACAATCGACATGCACGAAGGAGCCAGCCACCCCAATCCGGGTGAAGCCAACCTGAAGACAGGCGGCGATGATAATCCACCGATTCCGTGAAGTGGTGGCGTGCAGGTCCGCCGCGTAGCCCTTCATGTGGGAAGAGGTTTTGGACCCCCCGATGGCCTGATTGTGAGCAGGCGAGCGGTAGCCCGAGTTCACGATGAAGGGAATCCCAGCCAGCTCCCGGGCGGCGTCAATCATGCGGAGGAATTCCGTGTCCATGAGGGAGCCCGAGCCGGGCATATCGGGAGAGTCGAATTCGTCGAGGGTGAAGTGGATCATCGGATTCCCTTTTCTGCGAGGAGCAGCTTGATTTCTTGGACGTTGTTCAGGAGTTCCCCGAGGAGGGCCTTCACCTCTCCCTCGGTCTTCTCCAAGGCCACCACGCGGGACTTGAGTTTGCCCACCTCCCCCGTCAATTTGACGTAGACGCCGATGATGGCGGAGGCTAACGTGATGAGTTCAAAGGTGGAGAGGTTGTCCATGTCTTTAGATATACGGAATGGTCTTACACGTCGGGGTCGTCAGGAATCCAACCCGCGGCGCGGGCCTCGGCCTCCGTGAGCTGGGTGGACGTGGATGGAATGAGCGTGAAGAACGGAACAGACCCCCCGCGATTCATGTCGATGTACGCCACGAGCTGGTCCTGCTCAGCTTGGGGCACTTCCGGCAGGAGAGCCAGGAGGTCGGTCAAGTCCACGTCGGGGTGGATTTTGATTTGCTCCGTCGTGTCCCCTACGATGGCGACCTCTCCGGTGGTGGGGTGTGTGATGCGGTTGTAATAGTATCGGGTGACGTCGGTCGGCAACTGAACAGAATCGGGCCGTCGAAGGGCAAACACTTGGGCGTCTATGGCCTCGGCTCGCTCTGCGGATGTCATCCCAAGCTGTCGCTCGACGGGTAGGTAAACCTGAGCCATTACATTCCGGGAATTTGGTAATAGCTGTCGAGGTCAGTCTCGATAGCCACGCGGTTGGATTGTTGGCTGTTGCCGAAGACGATGTATTCCTGTGCTTTGATTCTCTCGTATCTCGACAGGTTGAAACCAGCCAACTCAAGGCTTCCGATGGTCATCGCCCCCGCGATGGACTGAGTACCGGATAAAGCGGTTCCGTCTACATACCCGCGCAACGTTCCCGAGTCATTGCTCATGGTCATCAAATATTGTTGACTCGTGGTGGCCTGGGTGTCGAGGTTGATGAACAAGGCGCTGGTCCCGTTTTGATACCGGATGGCCCGCTTCGGAGAGCTTCGGGTGTCAAGGAAAAATTGATAGTTCTCCGTGCTGCTCTTCCTCAAATCAGTCGCAAATTCAAAAGTCCCGCTTTCATTGCTTCCCACGAGGAACTGAGTGCCATTGTAGCTAAAAGAGGAGAGGCTCGTGTTCCTCATGACGTCATTCACGCCATCAAACTGGAGGGCGGGCTTTCCGTTCAAAGTGGTGACCGAGGTACCGTCGTAGATTTCGGGCTGTGCGCTTAGGGTAGCTTGGACCAAGTCTTGACCCGAACCCGTGCCTCCGCTTGCCTCCTGCCCGTAGAATTTCGTCACATATCCGGAGTTCGATCCGCAATGCGACGCGATGGCCGCCGTGTCCAAATCCCCATTAGAATCGAAGCCGATGTCCGTCTCGGTGTCCCCTCCGTCTTCGCGCACCCGCATACACGCCCCGGTGTAAAGAGAATTCAAGCGGCGCACGCTAAAGGCGAGATTCGCTCCGGTATAGGTGTCCAGCAGGAATCCAGCCGCGGGAAGGGTGAGGTCGTTGATGTTGGCGATATTGGCCTTCGTCACCGCGTCCACCTTCGCCACGTCAGCAATGGCGACCCCGGAGAGCTTGCTAATCTCAGGCAATTTCGATGAAGTCCTGAGAGGGTGAGAAATAGACCTTGTTGTCTGCGAGGCAATGCCCCACCACACGCACGAAGTCGCCCGTCGCGCTGGGTTGGGTCGCATCTAAGCGGCCCGCCGTGGTAGAGACGTAAAGGACATCCCCTGCCGCTCCGGGATCGTGGGAGAGGTACCCCACCCCATGGACCAAGAGGCCGTTCGTGGTGGGAGAGGTTCCGGTGGCCATGCCCAACAATCCCTCGGTGGTGGCTTGCGCGTCGGCATCGACAGCCACCCAAGCTCCGGAGGCGAACGTGTAGACGTTGCCAGCGGTAAGGGTCCCGGTTCCGAATTTGACAATCACCCCCTCGGCCTGCCCTGCGGTGCCGATGGCTCCCGAGCGAGTCAGGAACTCCAGCTCGGCACCGTCCACCGTTCCGGTGATGTTGCCGCTCACGGAGTTGAAGGTGACGTCGTCAGAGGTTCCCACATCCTGACCAATGGCCAAGGTGATGGCCCCGTCGCCGTTGGTGACCGTGACCCCCGTTCCTTCCGTCAGGGTCGCCGCAGCGAGGCCGGAGGTGCCCCCAATCAAGAGCTCACCGTTGGCGTTGGGGCCTTCGACCTGGGCGGGGACTCCGTTGGAATCTCCGACCCATAAGTAATCGTTGGCGAGGTTGGGGAGGTCGTTGCTCCGCCCTGCGCCCGTCAACACAAACGAACCGGAGGCCGCAGCCTTGGCGACCTTGCCCATGTTCTGAATGAGCCCCGTCCCGGTGGGCTTGGTATCGGTCAAGTCTCCCGAGGTCCCCACATAGAGAACGTCACCCTCGGAGAACGCGGACATATTGATTCCGCTCAAGGTTCCGCTCAGCACCACGGTACCCGTCGAATTGTTAGCGATGGCCTCCTTCGTGATGCCCACCGCTGGCATGGTCGAGGCCGAGGTGTTGTCGGCCAAGGCAATGGTGGTGTCGCTACCGGACGCCCCGGAGATATAGACCGCCTTTCCCTTGGCGATAGAGGAGCCCGTGTTGTTGAGTGCCGTGAACGTAACCTCAGAGGCCGCGCCGACGCTGATTCCGCTCGACAGATTGGCGAACGTGATTTTCTTCGTCTCGGAGGCCGAGTCGTCCACAATGACCAAGACGTCGTCGTTGGCGACGGAAGTCAACTCGGTAAGGTCGGTGATTTTGCTGTTTGCCATCTCTGTCCTCGATGTATTTCAGGAGCTTCTCCTCGTTGGTCATCAATACTTGATTCCGTAATCCCGGAGAATGCGCTCGACGAGCTTGGGGTCTCCGTAGCTAGGGTAGAGGTTGAGCCCTTGGGTGTAGTTCCTGCGGGTGCGACACAACTCCCCCGGATCCTCTGCATCCAGCGCGGAGAAGAGGGTGGTGTTGTTGTCGATGTACTCCATGAGCCGCTCGATATGGAACTGGCCCAAATCCTTGGCGCGGTTCATTAAGGGCTTCATGTCCCCATACGTAGCCGCGGTGGATTGCTCGGAGTCCATAATGGTGACCCCGTTATTCACGATGCGGACCCGGATAAAGGGCAGAGCCTCAGAGAAGGCGAGCTGAACCAAAGCCGGGGCGATGTAGTCCTCCATGAGGGTTTCGTCGTTGCCGGAGATGGTGCCCTCCTCGACCTTGGTCTTGAGGTCGTCATAGAGGGATTGGCCCAGCGTCGGGAGGATGTACATCTCCTGAGCGAGCCGGATGTAGGGGCTCAGGATTTCGTCGTCCACAGACCCACCGAGGGCGGTCTCCTTCTTGAGCTTCGCCGGAGAAATGAAGAGAATCAGGTTCGCCATTTATCGGGGGGTGGTAAAGTCTTTCGGTTCAAGGAAGCCGCGGTTGACCATATCGCGGGGGCGTTGCGCCACTTGCGGGTCCTGAGCGGGGAGGCGCTGGGCATCCGGTCCCGCGGCGCGGATGATGCGTTGAGCCTCGTTCACGGAGACGCGCTTGTTGTTTTTCTTCAGGTAGGTCCGACGCTGCCAAAAGTGTCGGCACGATCCGCCGCCCTTGTATTTGAGCAGGTCGTAGGTATTCGCCCCACGCGGTCCCCATCCGGGATTCACGGCGCGGTTGGAGGCCCCAAGGATGTCTTCCTTTCGGTACACCTTTCCGGCGGCGACCATCTTCCGGCAGAACTCCCGGCTCTTGTCGTCAGCCGTGCCTGGGGCGTAGGCGTACCGGATTTTAATGAGGTCGGTGTCGATGTCACTCTTTCCGGCAGGGTTGGAGGAAGGCACCCGCGCAAACGTCCAAATCGCGTCCAGCTTCTCCTCGGTGGCTTCGTCGTACTCCCGCTCGTCGATGAGCTCGTATTCGTCGTCCTCGTCCTCTCCCAAGGCAATCAGCCACTCAGCCGCGGAGGTGAGGTTGTCGGAGAACTCCTGCTCCAAGCCCTCTTTCTCCTGCTCGTCTGTTGTTTGAGCCTTGACCGTCTCCACGTCGATAAAGTCGGCGGGCTTGAGGGTCTTGAAGTAGAAGTCGAGGTCGATGCCGTTCACAGCAAACAGGGGCTGAAGGCCGTCCAATAGGGTCCGCTGGAAGGGCTTGACGACCGTATTCTGGAACAGGCTGAAGGAGTCCCTGAGCTCGTCGGCGTTGTTTCCAAACCCGGACCCGTCTCCCCGAATGCCGAACAGGAGGGGCGAGGTGATGCGGTGACCCGCCAAAATCTTGGTGGTGCACTCCGTGGCGAGGAACTCATACATGCCGTCGTTGTCGTTCGGGTTGACCGGAGTGAGTTGCGGCGCGGAATCGCTGCCGTCATTGAAGGAGATGAGCAGACGGCCCGCATTCGAGGACCCGCTGAATTTCTCGTTGACGTGCCGTTCGATGGCCATCCGCTCCTCGTCGGTGGGGATGCCGTTGTTGAACGACAAAAGCATGGACGGGAAGAGGCCGTTCTTGATGTTGTTCAAGTGGAACGTGGACACCTCACGATCGAGCTCGATGTAATTGGTGGAGCCCACATAGTCCGGGAGGCCGTAGTAGAAGATTCCCGGCTGGTAGGCTTTGATTTGGTACACGGAGGCGGGCTCGGTGCGGTCCTCAGAATCCCACGCCGGGTATTTGACCGGAGCGTACCGGGATTCCCTCATGCGGGACCAATCGGGGCTCACATAGTAGCAATCGACTTTCCCTTGAGCGTCGGCGATTCCCGAGCGCACCGTGTGGGCGGGCAGGAACCGAAGCTCAGCAATCTCCGTCCGGACGCGGTTCCAAATGACCTGAACGTAGCATTGCCCGTACAGCTTCAGGTCAAAAGAGAGTTGCCGCAGGATGTCCTCGTCGGAGTTCTCGAAGAGCCGCTGGGTCTTCATCCATTGGTCGGGCTTCTCTTCCCGGTCCGTGGCGTCCAGTCCCTCCCCGTAAATCATCTCCGAGACTCCATTCACCACCGCGCTCTGAATCGCGCTCCCGAGGTACAAATCCCGCAGGTAGTCGCCGTATGCGTTGTCGAAGCCATAGTCCACCCAATCCCGTCCGGTCTTCTCCTGGAAGAGGGGCAACTCATGGGTGGGGAGCCCGAAGACGTTGAATTCGTGCTTACTCATAATACGTGAATGTTGAGGTCTCGTCGGTGTGGCTCGTGTATGTGCTCTCTTGGTACGCGCCGGACTCGGTGGTAAGATACCCCAAGCCCTTCTCCAAAATGACATCGGACGCGCTGATGTCTTGGACGTCGCTCACGGACTCCCGCTCGACGACGCGGTACTGGATGAACCCCTCCGGCCAGCTTGCACCCGACAAGTCCGCGTTGGAGTCCCCGGGGGTTGTGGAGGCGTCGAAGACAAACGTCGTGAAGCGATCGGTCACGGTGAGAGTTTTGGCGTTTACCATGACCGTCTTGTCCGTGGTGAGGCTCTTGAGCTCCAACCCCAACGCCGAGATGGTCGCGCCATACTCCGCCTCATTCGCGGCCCCCCGCTTTTCCTTGGGGGTGATGTACACCGTGTTCTCGACGTCGCTCGTCTTGTTCTTTACGACCACAATCATCACAGGGGGATATAAGAAAGGGCCGCCTCTCGGCGACCCTTCCACAAACACACGAACGAATAACGGTCCTTAGCCCGTGGTGATGGTCACGTTGGCCGGGGTCGTCAATCCATCGAAAGGATAGACGGCGCTTCCAACTCCGGCGGTAGCCTCGAGGAGGTAGTACGGCGCAGCCTCACGACCTGCGAAGGTCAGGGTGTGGCCGGACATCTCGTTGCGAGCGGCGCCGCTGGTGAGCGTGCCTCCGTTCAGGTCCATCCCGTGGGTGGCTCCAAACAGGAAGAGGTTGTCGTTGTTGTCCAAGACAAAGATTTGGGAGCGGTTCCGGCTGATGAGGCGGAGCTGCTCGGGGTCTTGTTCTTGGTGCTTCTGAAGGACCACGTTGAGCGTCTGCTCGAAGAGCGAGGCACCCGTGGCGGGGTCCGACTGGACGTTGATGGTGAAGGACGACAGGTCCGGACGAAGGTCGTACTGAAGCACAGTCATCGTCGGAAGGTCCGTAATCGTGAACGTCTCCCCTGCGGAAGTGGAAACGGTCGCGGATCCTGCCGTGCCGTCACCCGTCCCCGCGGCGGTCACAAGGCCAGCCGCGAAGTCATTGACGAAGAAAATCTTCGACAAGCCTCCGAGGGCGTCCTTGCAATCCAGCGCGCGGCCGAGGGTGATCGAGCAAGCCATCTATCAGCTGAAGTTGAATCCAACCACGCCGTCCGTCGGGACAGCAACATTCACGCCGACAGCGAAGTTCATGGAGACCATGACGTTGTCGCTTCCGTCGTACTGGAACTTCGGGATGAGGGCTGCGCTCTCGTTGCCCGTGTAGGCGTTCGTACCGACCACGATGTTCTCGGGGTAGGTGAAGGCCATGACGTCCGTCGTGTTGGGGATGCCGTAGGTCGGGTAGACCGGGTAACCGAGGTAGGTCACCTCCTTGAGGTCCTTGTTGTAGTTGCCCTCGGTGCCCTTGTCGGCCACAGCCTGTTGGAAGAAGGCGTAAGCCTCGTAGCTGACGTAGAAACCACAGCCAGGCTTTTGGAGGATGCCCGGGGTAGCGGAGGCCGTAGCGAAGACGGTATCCATGTGGCCCAAGATGGTGGTCTTGGAGAAGGCCGTACCGAGGTCAGCCTCGGCGAAGTCCTTCATGGCGGAGGCGTCGATGCCTGCCTCGTCGATCACTCCGTCGTTGGAGAGCAGACCCAAGCCCCACACGGAACCAGTGTCACCCTTCCAGATCAGCTCTTCGAGCTCGGTACCTGCACGCTCTGCGGCGGTAGCCAGGAGGAACTGAGAGAACTCCGGCGGAATCTGTCCGTCGCGGCGCATACGGCCTTGGGCGGCCACAAACGTCGGGAAGATGGTGCCGCGGCAGATATCCTTCTTGACCTGCAAGTCGTTGAGGGTCACAACCTGCTCGAGGAGCTCAATCGTGCCAGCGTCAGCACCTGCACAAGAGGAGGCGGTGAGGATGCCGGAGTATCCGACTTCGTTGATGACCGCCTTGTTGACGATGCCCTCCATGAGGCGGCAGCGGTTCTTGTTGATCGTCTCCGCGCCAGTTACGGCCGCGGTAACGTACGGCAGGGCCAATTCACCTGCGTAGGTGTTGTCCGTGACCGTGATGTCGAAGTTGTACTTCTTATTCATGAGAAATTAGAAATGATGTGGTAGGCGCGGTCGACGCCCTTGAGATTGGTGTTGTCTGTTTTGCTGAACTCTTGCTTCGGGAGGACGCGATCCGGCTGGGCGGCGGGTGCTTCTTCGAGCTTGGAGAGTCGGGTGTTGATGGCTTCGAGTGCCACGGCCATCTCGTGGGTGAGGTCGGTCAAGGCGGACATCTCTTCCTTGTCCTTCTTCTCTTCCTCCATTTCTTCTTCCTTCTTCTCCTCTTCGGCCTCGACCTCTTCGGGCTTCATGGCGTCCTTGACGACCTCCACGATTTGCTCGGCGACCTCCTCGGAGATTTGGAACTTGTCGACGAGGGCAGCCTTCACCGCGCTCATCTCATCCTTCTCTTCTTCTTCGTGCTCGGCCATCTCCTCCTCTTTCTTCTCCTCTTCTTCCATCATGGCCACCTTGGAGTCGTCGTCGACTTTGAGCTCACCGCCGTCGGCGAGTTCGTAGGTGCCAGCTTCGAGGGGTGCGGCTTCGCCGTCCTCGCTCATCACGCGGACGTCTACACCAGCGGAAAATTGCTCGGCTTCGGTTGCAACGACCCGACCATCTTGGAGGCGGGCTTCGGCGTAGAGGTCCTGGCGCTCCGCATCAACTACGGAACGGACGGCCTCCTTGAGTTTTTCAATAACGGACATGGGTCGAGTTTTCAATGCGGGATATATCGCGTTTTCATTCGTTTGCCAGCAGGGGGTCGAGGTCCTCGTGGGTCTTGCACGGCATGAACAGGACCCGGTCGTTGATCATGTGCTTGTGGAAGCCCTCACACCCCAAAGCCTCGGCCATCAGGCTGGCCTCCAATGCGGTTTCGAAGAGGGGCTTCCCGTCAAGGTATGCGGCGGGCTCCAACACTTCGCGCAGGGCTTCGGCAATGGCCTCCACCGTCACGTCCTCCATCTTGATGAGCTTGTCGATGAAGTAGCCCTCGATGGAGAACCCGCGGTACTTCTTGCCCTTGACGTCGCTCCACACGTCGCCGTTGTGGACCTTGACGGAGACCATCCAAGTACCGACCGGGACATTGAACCCATACACGGCGGCCTTGTCTTTGTCCTCATCGGCTACGATCCAAGACTCGAAGATGGACAGGCCGTTCACCTTGTCGCGATGCTCGACGGTGTACTCGTCGTTTCGCTTTTGCTTCATGAACAGCTCCGCGGCCTTGGCCACGGTCTCCTTGGAGAAGTACACCTCGAACTCTTCCTCCTTTTGGTCATCCCACCGGGGAATCATCTTGTCAGGGATGAGGGCGGGACCGATGAGCATCTGCCGCTCTTCGTCGATTCGGGCGAGGGTCAACTTCTGCTCCTTGTTGAAGAAGACGAAGTTCTCCTCGATGGCGGGAAACTTGACCAGGGAGATGGCCTCCACGCCGAAGTCCTCCTGTTCCTCGTCAATCAAAAGCTCCACGGTTCTCATAGCGTCGTCTGAATTTGCAGCTCTCTATCGAGGGCCTGTTTGTTGCTGATCTCGTTCGACACTACATATGCCCGAACGGGTTCCGGTGTGGGTTGGCCAGCGGTGGGGACGAGCGTCCCGACATCTACCCCGACGGATTGCGTCCCACCACCAAGGCCGCCACCTGTGGCTCCTCCCGCGCTGGCTCCTCCACCGAATTGGGTGCTCTTAATGGCGGCCACCTTAGCCAAACCAGCGGCCACGGCGATACCTGCGGCCACTTGTGCGCGGATGGGTGCGTCGGGGGATGGAATGGCAAGTTGTGACGCGTAGGCTTTCTGTGCGGCTTGGTATGTGCTCACAAGGGTCTCGGCGATGCTGATGGCCTTGTTCCGCTTGAATGCTTTCCGCTGTCCTTCCTCGGTGTCTTTCTCGAACGCCTTCGATAGGTTGCTCAGGATGCCGAAGGTGGAGCTGACGGCCGTCTCCTTCAGGGCGGCGAGGTTGTCTTGGTAGACCCGCTCCTTTTGCAAGTCCTTTTCTCGTTGCGCGTCGTCCGCTTTGTTCTTGGCGTCTCGGGCTTGGTCGTCTTTG